CAACATTTATAGGATATGGAGATTCCACAGAGTTTATTGTTTTAGGAGAGTATGAATGAGCAAATTCAGATGGCCATGGCAAAAACAGAAAGCATCTAGTAAGCAATTTGCTGTAGCAGTAGATTATGGCAAAGGGACAGTTATATGGGCCTCTGATGATTATAGAAAGTTCATGTCCGAATCTTTTATGATCAACGTTATTGCATTTCAGTGCATGAATATAATTGCTCGTGCAGTATCTAGTGCAAAATGGTGTGTACAGTCAGAGACTAAAGATGGTGAATATGTAAATGTAAATAATCCATTAATGCGTCAATTGTTTAAACGATCAAATATTTATGACACCTGGACATTTATGTTATATAAATCTGTCTGCCATTTATTGGCTAATGGTAACACATATCTACATGGAATACGCACATCTTTTTCTCAAGGCATACCAAAAGAAATATGGGTCCTGCGTCCAGATCTTATGAAAGTACAATTGGATATTACAGGAACAAGGATACAGAATTATATCTATACGCCAGTAGAAACAGAAACTTTAAATAATGAAACAACTACAGATAAAAGGTTTTCAGGAAGTTCTATTGCATATCCTGTAGATCCTATTACAGGTAACAGTGATATTCTCCACATTAAATCATTTAATCCAATCTCAGATATTTATGGAATGCCAATAACTAAGCCAATAGCAAGAGATATTGATATAAGTAATGCAGGTGCTGCTTGGAATATGTCTATGATGCAGAATGAAGCGCGTCCTGGAATGATGGTAATACTTAAAGGCCATTTAGAAGATGAACAGTTTGCACGATTACAGAAACAGTTTGAATTAAAACACTCTGGATCTGAAAACGCTGGTAAATCTATAATCATTGAAGGTGATGATGGTATTGTAGACCTCAAACCATATTCTTTTTCTCCAAAAGATGTAGAGTTTTTAGAAGGTGGTAGAGAAACAGCACGCAGAATAGCTTTAGGTTATGGTGTACCTCCACAAATGCTTGGAATACCTGGCGATAACACTTATTCAAATTATAAGGAAGCACGATCTGCATTTTATGAAGATACTGTTATGTCATATTTTACTTTATATTCAGAAGCATTAACACACTGGATATTTGGTAGAGATATTAATAGCACCTTATACATTAAACCGGATTTAGATACTATTCCTGCTTTTGCAGAAATGAAAGCAGCACTATGGGAAAGAGTAAAACTTGTAGATTATTTAACAGATAATGAAAAGAGAAAACTTGTAGGGTATAAAACATATGGTGCTGCTGGTGATTATTTGTGGAAACCTGCAGGACTAATACCACTAACAGAGGATAGTATTGATGAGATGCTTGCGCCTGTAGATGAAACTATACCTGCTGCTGATCCTGATAATCCAGATAATGCTCCTGTAGATGATACAAACACAGATACAACTACTGATGAAGGAGATACTGCAGAATGATTAATCTGTGGAGTGCAAAAGCTAAAAGACGATATGCACGATCTATTATAAACGCCTCTATAAGATTTGAAAAGTTATTTAGAAAAGTAGCACTGTCAGCACTTAATGAAGAATATAGATTTATTGCAGATAGAGTAAAGAATGGCAATCTTTCCACAACATTACCTAATCCACCGTCTAAAACATTTGTAAATAAACTATTACAAATGTATATATATGTTGGTAAGTATTATGCTGATCTAGTTCATTTAACTGCAAGATCAGCATTAAAAAAGGATTTTGCACAGACATACATAGACACAAGGATGAATTATTTTAAATCATTGGCCTTGAATAAGGCAAATGAAATATCTAAGACCACTAAAAAGATCGCTATTAGGATTATAAAGAATGGGGTAAAAGAAGGGAAATCAGGATTAGAGATAGCAAAAGAGATATATGCCAAGACAGGAATAGAATCATTTGAAAGAGCAGATAAAATAGCAAGAACAGAAGTACACAATATGCAAAATGTATCTATGTTTGATGCTGCAAAGACTGATCCAGAAGTGTTCCAGACAAAACAGTGGTATGCTGTTGATGACGATAGAACTAGACAAGGACATTTTGAAGTGAGCCAATTAGAACCAATACCTATGGATGAATATTTTGTAGTTAATATCTATGATAGTGAAGGTAATTGGATTGATAGTGATGAGATGTTACATCCAGGAGATTTAACTGCTAGTGCTGCAAATACAATTTATTGCAGATGTTTATTATTATTTTTTAGCAAATAGGGGGGGACTAGAATATGTTTGAGAATGAAAATAAATCTTTTTCTTTTAAAGCAGATGAAGTTAGCAACGAAGGAATTTTCAAAGGTTATGCTTCTGTATTTGGAGGTAAGCCAGATAGTGGTGGAGACGTAATTAGATTTGGAGCATTTACAGATACACTAGTTAAGGGTGGAAAGTTTAAATCATCTATCAAGATGCCATGGAACCATGATCCAAATAAATTAATTGGTGTGTATCAATCCTTTGAAGAAAATTCAAAAGGATTAGGGTTTGTTGGAAAGCTTGCCATAGAAACAACTATGGGACACGATACCCATGTACTTATGAAAATGGGGGCAATAGATGCAATGTCGATTGGTTGGGAACCTTTATCTGAAGATGCTATGGGAAAATCTGTAGATAGAGCTGATGCTGTAGAGATAGATGAAAAGAAAGGAATAAGATATTTAAAGAAAATTGATTTGTGGGAAATTTCACCTGTTACTTTCCCGATGCAAAGCAGAGCAAAGATAACAGATGTTAAATCAGTCATAGAATGCGCTAAAAACGAACGTGAACTTGAAGAAGGTCTGTGTGAGGCAGGTCTTTCAAGAAATGCCGCAAAGTATCTTATCTCTAAATCAAAAGAAGGATTTAGATTTGAGAAGAAGAATGAGAATACTCATTTACTTGCTGCGCTTAAAAGTTTGCGTGAGGTGAATACGGAAATTGCAATTCATTCTATGATTAATAATATCTCCAAATAAGCTATTAATACTATGCGAGATGCAGAGTATAATAAATTATAAGGAGTACATAATGAGTTCAGGAGGATATAATGGCTGAAACTACGTTTAACATTGATGCCCTTAAAGATAAAGGGGCAGAAGAAATTGCACTCGCTGTAGCCAAAGAAGTGCAAAGCATTGGTGCAAATACCAAAGCTAATTACGAAGAAATGCAGAAGACTTATTCAAAGTTGAAAGAAACTGTGGATAAACAAGACAAGAATGGTGAAGACTGGCAGAAAGCTATTAAGTTAGCTGCTGAAGTTTCTACTCGGCAGGAAGAAATGGACAAGGGCATTGCTGCTTTAAAAGCTTCGCAGGAAGCTGTAGAAGTAATGTTGAAACGTGCACCTATTGCTGGTGACATGTCTGTAGAAAAGAGAGAAAAACTTGATAGTGAAATCAAATGTTTTGCTGCAGATATTCTTTCTATTCAGGCAAAAGGGAAAGGTGTTACTCTAGAACAGCTTGATTCTTTTATGAAGACAGATGTTTCTGGTACACTCGATTCTTACAAACGAGCATTTGAAAAGTTTGCTCGTATGCAGGACTCTATGATTACTCCACAAGATCGTAAAGATCTTTCTGTTGGTGTCGATCCTGATGGTGGATATACGGTAACTCCTGCTATGTCTTCTAGAATTATTCAGAAACTTTATGAAACTGATCCTATTCGACAGCTTGCTTCTGTAGAATCTATTACAGGTGAAAGAATCGAAATGCTGGTAGACATTAATCAAGCAGACTGTGGTTGGGAAACTGAAACAGTTACTGGTGCAAAAACTAATACTGCCAGACTAGAAAAGAAAGCAATTCATGTAGGTACTATGTACGCTCGCCCGCGCGCGACACAGCAGATCCTTGAAGATAGCGGTATCAATATTGAAAGTTGGTTGTCAAATAAAATTGCACAACGTCTTGCAAGAACTGAAGCTGCTGCATTTGTGACTGGTGACGGTGTTGGTAAGCCTAGAGGTTTCTTGACTTATGGCAATGGTACTACATACGGAACTATCGAACAAGTTGCTATGGGTGCTGCTGCAAATCTTACTGCTGATGGTTTTGTGAGAATCAAATATCATCTGTTGGATGGATCTTTGGGGGCAATGACTGCATGGCTCATGAATCGTACAACTGTAATGGCTGCGATGCTTTTGAAAAATGGTATGGGTGACTATATCTGGAAACAGGGTATACAGAATGATGCACAGTCTAACATCTTGGGAATTCCTGTTCGCATGTCTACTACAATGCCTGTAGTTGCTGCTAATGCATTGTCTGTAGCACTTGCTGACTGGTCAGAAACTTATATGATCGTTGATCGTCTTGGAATTTCTGTACAACGCGATCCTTTCACTGTTAAACCGTTTGTTGAATTTTATACTCGCAAGCGTGTTGGTGGAGATGTTGTTAATTTCGACACCATTAAGATTGGTGTGATTTCTGTATAAGGAGGAAAGAAAATGGGACGAGATATTTATTCTAATTTTGGATGGCTTGTTGCTTTACCATCTGGTGTGCGTTCTGCTGCAGTTGCAGGAGAAACCATTGATGTTCAAGCATTCGACGCCATAACTTTTATTGTCAATGGAACAAGTTGTGATAGTGCTGCTGCAAATAGTGCTGCAGACTGTTTCAAACTTACGCTTCAGCATGGATTGGCTTCTGCTGCTGGTGTATCTGCGTGGTCAGTTGTTCCTGGTTCACAGCTTATTCATTCTGTTTATGGTGGATATACTTCTACTGGAGAAACAGGATTATTTGCTTATGGATTCCAGTCTACAATGAACTCTGGTGCAACTATGCGTCCACAGGTTGTTGGTTATAAGAAAGACGTATTACATAGATATGTAAGATTCTATCTTTCTATCTCTGGTAATCCTTCTACTTGTTGGATTGGTGCAGAAGCAGTGACTGGTTATCCTAATCATTGGCCAGTAAATGAATCTGTTGAAGGTTAACAAAGGAGGTTCGTGATGGATGCTACTTATCAAGTTGCTATTTACAAAGATGATGGTGGTAATAGGCAAAACTTTACTTCTGATGCATCTGTAAAAGCCGTTGATGAGGAATTCACAGGAACTGAACTTCGGAATATATTACGGGCGACAAAATCGCTCGTAATTACTTCGAGTGATGGTAGTGTAGCACTTTCTACATTAGGTGGAAGTGCTCCTTGTGTTTTTCCTTCTGAGTATGGTTTGATCATTATTAGTTGTACTAATTCGATGCTTGCATGTTCCGCACGTCTTTATTCAGCAGTCGCTGGTGATAAAGTGAAGATAGTATTACGTACACCTGCAGGATTGAGCACTACTGCAGTGACAATATTCTTGTCTGGACATGCCAGTGGAATTGCTGGTGCTGGTGTATTAGGAACATTGTCTGGTGGACTTAGTTCAATAATTCTTAATGCTTCTGTAGCATCTATGGGATTTGTAGAATTACTTGCAACAGCAAATGGTACATGGGCAGTTATTGGTAAATCCTCAATTACAGAACAAGGAGCATCATAATGAAAGTTAAGATGCTCAAAAATGTGGCAGGTTCACCAAATGGTATTGCTGTAGAGAATTATAAGGCTGGAGAGATGTATGATATTACTTCTGAAAGTCTTGTAAAAGTATTTATCAGTAATAATTGGGCGCAGATATGTCAGGAAACTCTGGAAGCATTGAAATCAGAGAGTCCTGCATACGAGAAAAAGGTTCTGCCAAGTCCTGAAAATAAAAAGGCCAAAGTTAAAGAGGATGAAAAATGATAAGTGAAGCCTTTACCAAACCAGTCCAACTATTTAATAAAAGGGTTGTTACTCCTCCCTCTATTGAACCAGTTTCATTGGATGAGGTAAAGGCTTTTAATAGAATCGACAGTAATGACGAAGATGCACTTATTCAGAGTTTTATCGAAACATCAAGACAAAAGCTGGAGGATTATCTGGGCAAAGCTTTAATTAAGCAACTAATTAGTGTAACCTTTGATGAATGGTGCACAGAAGTAATTGAGTTGCCCAGTCCTCCTTTACTCTCTGTCGTTAGTATTGTGACAATAGATGAAGATAATGTAGAAACAATTTACGCATCTTCAAATTATTATACAGTACAAGAATCTAGCCAAATTATTATTAAGCAAGGATATTCTTGGCCAGTAACTACTAGAAGTCACGCAGGATATCGTATTTATTATTATGCAGGATATGGTGAGACTGCAAAGTCTGTACCTTCAAAAATAAGATCAGCAATTATGGAATGGGCAGCTCTCTGGTATGAATCTAGGATATTAGATGATGTACCAGAAGCTGTTAAAGCAAAATTAAGATATTTTAGGAATATCAATATATGAAAAAACCAGTATTGGCGTCTGAATTAAAGCACAGAATTAGAATACAATCACCAATAGAAGTTCCTGATGAAGTGTCGGGAGCATTACTTGTTACATATATAACAGAGGCAGAGTGTTGGTCAGCACTTAAAAATGAATCATCATATCTTACAGCAGTAAGAGGTCAAACACAAGATGGAACAGCTTCTGTAGTGTTTAAGATCAGAATGAATTCAGTATCTAATATTGGACCAGAGTTAACTAAAGCATTTTCTAATGCTTTTAAAAATATCCAAGAATCAAATACTATAAAGAGTAATTGGTTTATTCTTTTAAAGAAAGGAAACGATTGGATAAAAGGAAGAAGATTCAGAATTGAGGCTATAAATAGAGATGAGATAATGCAAGAATGGATTAATATTCGTGCAAAAGAAATCGAAGAAATAGGAGTTGGATACAGTGGCGTCTGATTTACTTATTAATGGAAAATTTGTTGGACTCGAAGAATATTTTAATAAGATTGAAAAGATCGGGTACTATGCAAAAAGTTCTGTCCTTAAAGAATTCAAAAAGATTGCCAATGAAGTAAGAAATACAATTATTATTGGTATGAACTCTACTCCAAAAGACCCAAGTAATTTTGTAACTCGTAGAAGTGTTGTGCATTTTAGATCATTTCCAGGGGCATATCCTGCCATAGATACTGGTCGTGGTGTAGGATCTATCACTATTGATGATCGTGGAGAAGAAGTTGAAGTGGGCTCTGCTGATGTAAACTATTTGAAAATATTGGAAGAAACAGACAATCCAAAACTAAAAAGGCCATGGTTATTACCTTCTTTTGAAAATATTGATATTGCTTCAAGAGTACAAGAAGCAATTAGGAGAGCAGCAGAAGGATGAAACTAGCAAAGATTATAAATAAAATAAGGAATTCAAATACTCGTTTTGGTAATCGTATTGGTGGGGCTGTAGAATTTGAATTAGCTATGACGCAAACACTAACAGGTGAAACTGTTTTTGTTGTTCCTGGTGATGATGGTTGTGATCCAAATAGATATGATTCAGGTATCGATCAAATATTAACGGAAAGATTCCATGTTGTTGTAGCATTAAAAAATGATAATGTATCAGGTGATAAAACAGGTGTAACAGCTTACAATTTATTGCACGATGTACGCAATCAAGTGTTCACAGCAATTCTAGGTTGGGACATTAAAGAGGCAGAAAGTTTAATATACTATATTGGTGGTAAAATGTTAGGTGTAATGCCTTCATATCTTTGGTATATGTATAGTTTTGAATATAAATGTAGGCTTACAAAAATAGGTGAAGACATTAGGCTTAATGGTCTTGAGGATAAAGAAATAGATGAGGATGGAATTACACAACCAGATTTATTTACATCATATCCATTAAGTATACCAGTAATATCGGAGGAATAACATGCAAGAGTTTTTAAAACCTAAGAATGGACTTTTGATTCGTGATCCTGTTACGAAAATTATTTTATCAGCAGATGGTTGTCTAACTGAAATGACTAATTTTTGGAATAGAAGAGTTTTGGATGGTACTGTAGAGGTCGTAAAGCCTGTGCAGAAAAAGATATTGACCATTAATGCAGTAAAGAGGGAGGATGACAAATGATTTCGTTTAATAATCTACCTAACACAGTTAGGACTCCTGGTGCATATTCAGAAGTTGATAACAGCAGAGCTTTAAAAGGGCTTGTTGCAAATCCTTACAAAGTATTGATCATAGGCCAGAAAAAATCTACTGGTTCTGTTGATCTTGCTAAAGTAGTAGCAATCACTTCTGAAAATGTGGCAGATGGATACTTTGGGTCAGGATCTTTACTTTCAAGAATGTGTAAATCATTCAAGGGAGTAAATAAAAACACAGAACTTTTTGCTATTGCCTTAAGTGGTGGTACTACTGCAGCTTCTGCAGTTATCCATTTCTCTGTGGCATTAAGTCATGCTGGTGGTTCTGTTTCTTATGGTGGTGGTGTTGGGTATTTATTGATTAATGGTAAGCCTGCATATGTAACTATGACCTCTTCTTGGTCCGTGACAGATATTAATAGTGCCTATAAAACCATGATTAATGCAGATACTAAATATGGTGTTGTAGCATCAACAAATGCAACTTCTGGTTTAGTTCTTTCTGCAATTAATTCAGGTATCGCAGGAAATTATCTTAATGCAAGATTTAATTATTATGATGGCGAAACTTATCCTGCCACATTTAAAGACTCTGTAACTGTTACAGGATTCTCTGGTGGTACTGGTGATCCAACACTCGATGATGTATGGTCAGTAATTGGTAATGATCAATATCATGTAATTGTAAACCCATATTTGGAAGCTGCAAATCTTACTTCTTTGGAAGGTGAATTGGCAGATAGATTTAAGCCACTTGAAGATAAATGGGGGCATGCATTTACTGGTGTACGTGGAGCATTAGCAAGTTGTACTACTCTAGGCAATTCCAGAAATTCGCCACACAATACTATTATTGGTGCGTATGATTCTCCAACACCTCCTGAAGAATGGGCAGCAGTATTGGCAGGAGTTGCAGCACAGTATCTTAACAATGATCCTGCAAGACCTTTACAGTTTCTTAATCTTACAGGTGTATTGCCGCCTCCTTCCAACAATAGATTTACTAGAGATGAAAGAGACACATTACTTTATGATGGGATTGCTACATATATTGTGGATGCTGGTGGTAATGTACAAATTGAGAGATGTGTAACGACTTATCAAACTAATGGTTTGGGAATTCCAGATGCTTCTTATCTTGATGTTGAAACTCTCGCCACATTAGCAGAAATCAGATATCAATATAAAGCTAAAATGGCCACACAGTTTATTGCTGCAAGATATAAACTAGCTGATGATACTTTCCCTGTTCAGGCAGGATCGTATGTTGTAACACCAAAGACTATTAGACAAACAATCATCTCTTTATTTACTTCTCTATACGATAAAGGATTGATCGAAGATCTTGAAACCTTTAAAACCAATCTTATTGTAAAAAGAAATGAGACAGATAGAAATCGTGTTGATGTATTAATGCCGCCTGATGTGGTGAATCAGTTCAGAGTACTCGCTGGTCTTGTCCAGTTCATACTTTAAAAGGAGGATGAGATGAAAATTACAGGAAGAATTGAAGTATTTGTTAATGGCCAAATGCTCCTGAATAAATCAGGAGCGGTGGCTAGTGGTATAGGCATTTCAGGAGAACCATCGATGGAGCTTACACCTGTTCTTGGAGATACTGGATTGCATGGATTCACAGAGGCACCAGTTATTGCGCAGCTTGAAGTGACTATTACTGACCGTGATGATGTTTCTCTTGATTCGTTAGCGCGTATTAAGATGAAGGGGACGGCGATATTCAGAGCAGCAGGTGGTGGAAAAGTTTATACAATGGAAAACATTACCTGTCTTAGAAACTTTTCTGTGACAGGTGGAGAAGGTGAAACGCCACTCAGATTTGTCGGAGCATATTGGACAGAGTCCACTGAAAACTCGTAAGTGTTTTTACTTACAGCAAAAGGAGTAGTAAATGAGTGATATTAATTTTAATCCAGAAGAAACGGTCATCGAATTGAAGTTCCCCATTGAGAGAAATCTTAATGGGGTGACTTCTTTAATACATGAGTTGAAATTGCAGAGATTTAAATTTAAACACATCAAGCTTTTACCTATTGGAATTATTGGTGGCAATAAAAAGAAAATTAGTGTTTCAGAGGCTGCACAACTTGGCCCACTTATTGCTGCGTTATCTGGACTAACTGAAGCAGAAGCAGGTGAAATAGATTTTATAGACTTGCTTAAGGTTGTAGAAAAGCTTGGTGATGTATTGGGAAAGTAACAATACCACCTAACCACGAAGAAGTTGGGTGGTGTATATTAAAAGTTTTCCCAGGGACTAATTTATTTGAATTGTCTATGGGAGAACAGTTTGATTATTATCTAAGAGGTGCAAACTTTTGGGTAGAGGGAGGAATACTGAATGTCTGAGTATGTTGCCAGTTTATTACTGACATTAAATGATGCATTAACAAAACCTCTCTTGCAAGTAACTGGTAAAACTGGTGCTGCCATGAAACAACTCGGTGCCAGTCTAACCAAAATGGGCACCACTCTTACGAATAAACTTACAAGACCATTAGTTGATTTTGCCAAAACTTCTTTAATGGAATTTTCAAATCAAGAAATTGCAATTGAAAAATTAAAAAATGCAATGGAAGGTGCAGGATTAAGCGCAAGCTTTAATATTGATTCCTTTAATAAGTTTGCCAGTGCTTTACAAAAATCATCTAATATTGCTGATGATGTAACATATAATACAGCAACACTGCTCACACAATTATCTGGATTAAGTCAGGAAGCCAATCAAACTGTTATTCCTGCTTTGGGTGATTTCAGTAAAGCTCTTGGAATGGATATGGCAACATCTGCACGTATGGCGTCTGCATATATCGAAGGGACAAGAAATATGTTCTCACGATATGGTGTACAGTTAGACATGACAGGAACAAAAGAAGAAAGAATAGCAAGATTAACAGAATCTTTAGGGGCTAAGTTTTATGGTACTGCACAAGTAATGGCAGAAGCAGGTACAGGGCCAATAGAGAATTTGAAAATGCGTCTTGGTGACATGCAAGAAGTTATTGGAGAAATAATATATAAAGGGATGACCCCACTGATAAATATTGTAGAAAAAGTGATGTCATTTATTGAAGGATTAGATGAATCTACCTTACAACTAGTTGTAATTTTTGGTGCTGTGGCTGCTGCAATTGGCCCAGTTATGAAAGGTTTAGGAATGCTAATGAAACTTTTATCTACAGGTATTTCCCCAATACAAGGTATTCTGATTGCAATCGCTGCACTAGGTGCTGCATACACAATGTGGAATGAGTGGCAAAAAAAATCAGCAAATAGACACAAAACAGCTATGAATAATGCAAAGGAAGAGCAAAAAGAAACTAACGAAATGGCAAAAGAATATGATGCACTAGTAAAGGTGCAAACCCCTAACCTCGCACAGAAAGAAAGATTAATTGAATTGGAATCAATATTAAAAACTAGACTTGGAGAAACGTCTTTAATGTTAGATGAAGAGACTGGAAAATGGGTGGTAAATACAGAGGCATTAGAAAAATATAATAAATTATCTAGTGAGATAATTATTTTAGAAGCAGATAAGCAGATTGAAAAAAATACTTTAAAGCTTAATAATTTACAGGCACAGTATGAAAAAGCTATGAAAGGAATTAAAAACGCTAATGAAGGTTTTTATATTGGTGGATGGGGTAACAAAGTAAAATTTTTTAGTGATGATCAGAAAACAGACATACTAAACAAGTATACTCAAGATTCAAAAGATTTGTATGCCAAAATGGGAAAGTTAGAATTAGAGAATATGGATTTAGCAGCTGAAAAAACAAAAGCAGCAGCAGTAGCATCTGGCAAAACAATTGTTGGTACAGTTACCGGCGTACAGGATGATATAGATGATGCATTAGATCCTCCAGGAACTAAAGAAGAGACTCCGATGTATCGTATGAAATTCAATCTTAATAATCTTACAAATAAATTATCAGCAATGGCTGGACAGGTTGCTTCTATGCCAGAGCTTGCTATGTCTGATTTAAAAACTAAAATAGACACGGTCTTGCAAGAACGCTCTATGATTACAGTAAATATTAAATTAGAAACTCCTGAAGGAATGAAATTAATGACAACTAAAGTAGAAAGATCAGGAAATAATATTGACTTGAATATCACAGGGCCATTAGGGCAAACATTGGTAG